CATGAAGCCTAATTGCGCAGCAATCCAACGGCTACGCTCAATGCTCGCCACAGTTGATGGCGTGCTGATGCAAGTGGTCCTGGCATTCCCAGGATCAGAGGACTTTCAGTCCTGGAAAAGGATCGATCAGATCCAAAGGTGCATGTGTGCACAATTAATCGATGATTTTTTCAAAGATTTGAGCCCAACAAGGGTTCTGACCTATGATAAGGTCAAGGCTATCCGAAAGGATATCAAAAGGTGTGGGTTCAATCCCACACTATCTATGTCCGATGTGGACATACCAAGAGAGCTTTCGGCTCTCAGGACAGCATTGTCCTTAATCAGGGGAGATACTCCCCTTTCTCATTACCAAGTAATGATCATGGCTCAAACCAGAGCCAGCGGGGTTCCACCCCGAGCGGTCTATGACCGCACAATGGCCAAAACCGTGGCCATTTTGACGACTCCGTCGTCAAGAGATCTGTATGAGCAGATTTCTGGACCTTTGTCCAGAGCTGTAGATCACTTTTATAGTGACCTACTAGTCCGTCTTGGCGGACAAGAGGAGAGAGATAAATTCTTCTCCAAAGTCGTAGAAACCTCAAAGGTTTCACTCTCCGATTCCGGAGAATTCTTCACTCCTACGGAGCGAGGTGGCAAGCTTGAGCGTGCCCGTGAGGTCCTTAGGACCAATCCGGAAATTCCGGAAATTGACCTACATACAGGTCAATACACTGGTAAGATCCTTACCAAAGATTCACCTACTGGTGAACGCCTATTCCACTGGGCTTGTGGAATGTTCAAAGATAGATCTAAGGTCTATCAAAATAACAGCATGAGCTGTCGCATATCCCTAGTCGCAGAACTGGGGAAGTACCGGACAATAACTGTGTCCTGTTTGCAACACGCAGTGTTGCTTCACCCATTTTCACATATGGGTATCAAAATACTAGAAGCAATACCTTCTAGTGAAAGCGGAGTTGGAGCCGCTAATCAAGCTTGGAATTTCTTCAAGCGTTTGTCGCACAAGAACCCTAGTGCGAGTTTTATATTCAATGAGAATATAGAAACATCAGTAGTAAGTACTGATTGGGAGGAGGCCACTAATTATAGTGACCCCTACATTGCTGGTGCAATGCTAAACAGGATTTGTGTCCTGTTAGGGGTACCTAAATGGTACCGTGAGTCGATGCTTTTTGCATTGACAGCTCCACGTCAAGTGGAGACATTGGATCGGAATCAATGTCCGATCTCAGTCTTTTACACCAAACGAGGTGTACTTATGGGCGACCCAGTAACTAAGGTCGTCCTTCATCTTTACCACTTAATTGGCGGTAAAATAGCAGGTTTGCTCCTGCAAGATGTCTTTAAAGACAACATCCTAGCGGATGAATCGGATGATAACTCATCCGAAAGCGATGGTGAACTAACACCGGATAGTTCGCACAACAACGGATCGTAGATTCGTAAGACTTGTAGTAAGTCCAAATCCACCGTGAG